GACACGCCCGACAACATCTACGGCGAGAAGATCGCCCACGCCGAGGCCGTGCTGCGGGGCGAGGTGCTGGACGATTCGACCGTCGCGATGCTCTACGGCATCGATGAGACCGACGATACGGACGATGAGGAGGCGTGGCCGAAGGCCAACCCGAACATGCAGCACGGGCAGCCCGCGAGGAAGAGCCTGCGGGAGCAATACCTACAGTCCAAGACGACGCCGATGGGCCGCGCCGAGTTCGCGCGCTACCACTGCTGCCGCATGGCGGCGGTATCCGAGGGGTGGCTCGACATGCAGTTCTGGCCGGGCGGTCAGGACATCGACTGGGCCCAGCTGCGCGGCCGCGAGGCGTACTGCGGCATCGACTTGTCCAAGAGTCAGGACCTTTCCGCGCTGGTGGTCGCCGTCCCCCTCGACGATGGGCGGGTGGCGCTGCGCGGACACTACTGGTGGCCTTCTGAGAACGTGCGGCAGCGCGAGCTCGACTACCGCCTGCCGGTGCGGAACTGGGCGCACAGCGGCAAGATCACGCTCACCGAGGGCCCGGCCATCTCTTACAGCGCGATCCTTGAGGTGCTGGTGGCGGTCTGCGCCGAGTTCAGCGTCCAGACGGTTGCCATCGATTCGTGGGGCGACGCCATGTTCGCCGAGATGGCCCTTGAGCGCCGCGTTCCCCTCAAGACGTACAGCCAAGGCATCGCCACGATGGGCCCGGGCTGCGCGCTGTGGCAGCAGCTTTGGATGGACCGCAAGATCGTCATCGGCGATGACCCAGTGATAAGAAACGCGTGCACGCGGGCGATACCGATCCGCGACAGCAACGGCAACGTGAAGGTGAACAAGGCTAAGCGCGTGCACGTCATCGACCCGCTCGTCGCGTCGATCATGGCGGTCCACGCGTGGGGCGGCCGGCGCGGCACGTCGTGGGACTTCCTGAACGATTCATAAGTTTGGGAAGGGGCGCGGGCTTGCGCGGGCGTTGACAATGCTCGCGTGATCGCGGACATCATCCGTAATCTCTTCCGTCGGAACTACAGCACCACCCTTCTGGGTGGCGAGATGTCCGCTGTGCCGAACGTCGGGCCTCTTACCGCGCTGCGGTACACGCCCGTCTACCGGGCGGTGACGCTGATCGCGGGCGACATCGCGCGACTCAACTGCAAGCTGAGCGAGCCTACCGCCGATGTCCTGTGGCGGCAGCCGTCGGTCTGGTGGGGCGCGTTTGAGTTCCGACGCGCGCTCATGATGAACGCGCTGCTGTACGGCAACGGGTTCGCCCTCATCAACCGCACCAAGGGCGGCGAGCTGCTGGAGCTGCTGCTCCTCGACAACGACAACGTGAGCCTCGACACCCAGAGCGGCGTGCCAACCTACTCGGTGCGCGGTTTCCTGGGCGTTCCTGCCGCCGACATCCTGCACGTGCGCGCGCCGAGCACGAACGGCCTGTGGGGCGAGAGCCCGATCAACCTGTGCCGCACGTCCATCCAGATCCTCGCGTCGCAGGAGCAGATGGCGCTCACGTCGTACCGCAACGCCGGCAACCCGAAGATCGCGCTGGTCCACAAGGCCAAGATCGACGAAGCGCTCATGCAGAAGATCGAGAACTACTACATGAAGCGGCATGGCGGCGCGGAGAACGCCGGCAAGCCGGTGGTTCTCGGCGACGATGTCCGCATCGAGCGCATCAGTTCGACGCTGGACGACACGGGACTTGAAGCCGCTCGGAAGTACAGCATCGCCGACGTGTCGCGCCTGTACGGCGTGCCCGCGTCGTACCTGTCCGAGGATGTCGGTTCGTCGTACGGCACGATGGAATGGCTGTCGCGCATGTACGTCGACGGATGCCTTGCCGCGTGGATGGCGGCCGTCGAGAGCGAGCTCAAGGCGAAGCTCATGAACCCGTACGCGTCGGTTTCGTGGGACACCGACGCGCTCATCCGTCCAGGCGTCGCCGAGCAGATGGCGGCTCTGCGGACTGGTGTGGAGGGCGGGTTCCTGACGCGCAACGAAGCGCGCGCGAAGCTGGACCTCGAGCCCCTCGAGGGACTCGACGCGCCGACGCTCGCGCTCAACGTCGGCACCGGCGGCGGCTCGAGCAACCTCGGCAGCGACACGTCGGAAGAGGAGGGGACGGCCAATGATTTCTAGGCGATTCGCCGGCGAGATCGAGAACGGCGAGGGCCGCACGCTGTCGGGCCTCGCGGTGCCGTACATGCGCTGGTCCGACGAGATCGTGGAAGCGGGCGTGCGCGGCGCGTTTCAGGAGCGCATTGCGCCCGACGCGTTCGGCGAGCTTGACGGAGCAGACATCAAGCTGCTGTTCAACCATGAGCCGGGCGCGCTGCTCGCGCGGACCAAGAGCGGAACGCTCAAGCTCAACCAGACCAAGGGCGGCCTGCGCTTCACCGCGCAGCTGCCGGAAACCTCGCTGGGGAACGACGTGCGCGAGCTTATGCAGCGCGGCGACCTCACGGGCGAGATGTCGTTCGGGTTCTACGCGGAAGCGGACGAATGGAACGACAAGCGCACGCTGCGAACCGTCACGAAGGCACGGCTTGTCGAGCTGTCCGTGGTGGTCGACGCGGCGTACGGAGACAGGACAAGTTCGTCGCTGCGGAGCGTTTCCGAGCGCGACAGGATGGCACGCGCGCTTCGACTGCGCGAACTGAAAGGAAAGCACCATGTCTGATCTGAAGGCGATGATGGAGGAGCGCAAGAAGCTCCTCGGCGACATGCAGCAGCTGAACGACCGCAAGGATTTCAGCAACCTCGACCGCGAGCAGTGGGACCGCATGGACGCGCGGTACGTCGAGCTCGACGGCCTGATCGAGCGCGCCCAGCGCTCCGCGCGCATCGACGCCGAGCTCCGCAAGCCGGCGTACGACCTCCCGGCGGTCCGCGCCGCGAGCGCCGAGAAGGCCGTGGCGGCCGACTTCGCCGCGACGCCGGAGTACCGCAACGCGTTCGCGCGTGCGCTCCGCACTGGCGAGATGTCCGAGGTCCGCGCGCTCAACACCGGCAGCAGCAATGCGCCGATGCCTCAGGACATGCAGCGCCGCATCTGGGAACTCATGATGAAGGAGACGCCGCTCCGCAGCCTCGCGCGCGTGTTCCAGGTCGCGACCGACCAGCAGATCACCGTCGAGACCGCGATCCCGACCGGCTACATCGTGGACGAGTCGACCAGCACGACGGACGCCTACGCGTCGCCGACCTCGACCGTGACCGAGTCGACCGGCACGTTCGGCCGCAAGACCATCGGCGACTTCACCTACGCGGTGCGCTCCAAGGTGAGCTACCAGGCGTACAACGACTACATCAACGGCGGCACGTACCTTGCCAACAAGGTCGCGCAGGCGCTCGCACAGATTGAGGAGCAGTACCTCATGACTGGCGACGGTTCGGCCAGCGCGACGGGCAACCCGGCGCAGCCGAGCGGCGTGATCACGCAAATCAACACCGCCGACAACAAGTTCACCTTCACCGGCGGCACGACCGGACAGGGATGGACGGGCCTCACCGCCGACGCCGTGATCGAGACCGCGCATCTGGTCAGCCCGCAGTACCGTCGCGGCCCTTCGCTGCGCTGGATGATGGGCGACACGGCCGCGAAGGAGATCCGCAAGCTCAAGGACGGCAGCAACCGCTACCTGTGGCAGGTCAGCGACAACGTGCCCGAGGGCCTGACGAACGGCATCAACGGCAGCCTGTACGGCATCCCCGTGGTGATCTCGCAGTTCATGCCGACCGGCACGGCCGCCGCCAACGTCGCGTTCGTCGTGGGCGACTTCAGCAACGTCGAGATCTACGACCGTGGCCCGATCGAGTTCATGCTCGACCAGTACACCGATCTCGCGAAGCTCAACGTCTTCCTGCAGACGTGGAAGCGCAGCGACCTGACGGTCATGGCCGGCGCTTCGGGCTACCGCCCCTTCGCGCACGCCGAGTTCAAGTGATCCATTCTCCCCATGGGGTTGCGCGGGGAAACCCGCGCGACCCTTTTCCATGTCGGTACCGCTCTCAACCATCAAGTCGGCGCTGAAGGTCGACTACACGGACGATGACACGGAGCTGATCAGGCTTCGCGAGGTCGCGAACGTGTACGTCGAGAAGCGCACCGGGCTCGCGCTCAGCGCGCGAAGCGAGGCGCTGTACCTGTCGACGTGGACAGATTCGCTGATCCCCGTCGCACCGTACACGGGGCTGACGCACGTCAGGTACTACGACACTGGCAACAACCAGGTCACGATGCCGGCCGCCGACTACTGGATCGACCAGTCGGACGGACCGATGCCGATCATCCGGTTCAAGAAGGCACCGCAGATCTTCGACGGCTCGGTGGTCATCGTCACCTACACCGCCGGGTACGCCAACATTCCCGACCCGCTGGTGCACACCATCATCTCGCTCGTCGGAGGTTGGTACAACAACCCAGAGTCGATGCAGCCGATCGGCCTCAACCCCGTGCCGTTTGGGGTTGACGCCATCCTCGACATGTACGGCGTGCGGAGTCCGATCCGATGATCTCGGGCGGCGTCCTGCAGTTCAAGGCGACGCGCCTTGCGGCATCCCAGTCGCAGGACGCGCTGGGCATGCGCACCGACGTGTGGGACGCGGCGGGCACGTTCCGTTGCGACCTACGCAACGACTCGACCACCGAGCAGCAGTACGCCGACGGCGTCGCCGTGCGGCGCACGTGCGAGGTCCGCGCGCGCTGGCAGGCGGTGCAGGGCGTCGGGCTGACCGAGGTTGACCGCCTGGACGTGCGCGGCCGAATCCTGCGCGTCCAGTCGATCCGCAACCTCGATGAAGCCGACCGCGTCGCCGTGATCCTCTGCGAGGAGATCGACTAATGGCGACCATCGAGGAAGCCGTCCGAACGATGCTCATCGCCGGCACGACGCTGTCGGCGAACGGCATCGACGTGCCCGACGCGCGCGTCACGCACGGCTATCGCCTGCAGTCGACGGCGCTGCCTGCAGTTACGTACGAAGTGGCGAACCAGGCACCCGCCGATGTTTCGCGCGGCATCATGCAGGGCGAGCTCGCCGTCACGGGGATCGCCGAGACCAGCATCGACGCCGCGACCATCGGCGACGCCATCGAGGACACCCTCGTCGCCGGGACTTACTCAGGTATCGACATCGACTCCATCGTCATCACAGGCAAGACCCTCGCGCCGCCTACCGTCGGGCTCGGCGACGAGCAGGAACCCGCCACGGTGACGGTCAACGCAACGATCCATTGGAGGCCATGAGATGGCTGTTCACAACACGTCGGATTTTACCTTCACCGTCGACGCGACCGCAGTCGCTGGCATCGTCGATGCGACCGTCACGCTCAATACCGAGACGGTGGACGTAACGGAGCTCGGCAATACGGCGCGCACATACGTTGCCGGTATCACGAACGGAACCGCGTCGGGAAACCTCTACTACGACATCGGCGACGCTGGCGTCGCTGCGTTGCAGGCTGCTGCGTTGTCCGGTGCGGAAATAGCGTGCGTATTCACGCTGTACACCAGCACGACGATCACTGCCAACGCCATCGTCACAAGCTGGACGCCAAGCGTGGCCATCGCCGATGTCGTGCGCGTTGCGTTTGAGCTGCAGTTCACCGGAACGGTTTCCGATGCCTGACATCCGCGCCATCCTCGCGCT